GCGGGCGGTGGCGTCATGAACCTCGGCTCCATCATCAGTGCGATCAGCGGCTCCGGCGCGTTTGCCTCCGGCATCATGGGCGGGCTGTTCGGTGGGGCGGGCTTTGGCGGCAGCATGGCGGCCGCCGGGTCGCTGCTCGGCACCGGCACCATGAGCGGTGCGCTGGCCGGCGGTGGCATGGCGCTGGGCGCCATCGCGCCCTACGCGCTGGCCGGCTATGCGATCTACCGGATTCTCAGCGGCGAGGGCACCGGCCGCGACCGCTCGCCCGGGGTCGAGCAGCTCGGCTTCGTCGACTCGTCGGGCCGTGACATCGGTTACGGCTCCTACGCGCCGTTCATCGGCAACGACGCGCGCAGCAGTGACTACCTGCGCGCCGCTGGTGGTGTGGCCTCGACCGTGCGCAACACCGCCCGCCAGCTCGGCGGCACGGCGGCTGACCTGTTCTACGCGCTGTACAGCTCGGCTTCGCCCGACGGGCGCGGCGCCCAGGTGGCCGGCGGCGTGTACACCTCGCCCAATGCCGGGCACGGCAATTTCCCGGGCACGCTGCTGCACTCGAGCCTGCAGGTGGGCAATGACGGCATCAGCACCGCGTTGCAGTCGCTGGTGCCGCGCATGATCCTGGCCGGCCTGCAGGGCAGCAACCTGCCCACGCAGATCGCCAACTACCTGAACACGGTCAGCGCCGCCACCGGCAGCGAAGAGGACATCAACCGCGTCATCCAGACCGCGCTGGCCATCACGCAGATGACCGAGGCGGTGGCCAGTGCCGGCAGCGTGTTCGCCAAGCTCAGCGACCTCAGCGTCGAGGCGCGGGTCGAGCTCGCCGGTCTGACCGGCGGCATGGACGCCTTTGTGCAAAAGGTGGGCGGCTTCGTGCAGGAGTACTACAGCGAGGGCGAGCGCGTGGGCATCACCGCGCGGCAGATCCGCGCCACGCTGCAGGCCGCCGGCATCAATGCCGACTTCTCCAGCCGCGAGCAGTTCCGCGCCGCGGTCGACGGCCTGAACGTCAACACCGAAGACGGCCGCCGCCAGCTGGCCGCACTGCTCAACGCCGCCAGCAGCTTTGCCAGCATCAGCGACTACCTGCGGCAAAACAACCTGAGCCTGGGCGGCGCGGCTGGCCTGGCCCCGGGTGGCGCGCTGGCCGAGGCCATTGGCGCCGGCGCCAGCGAGACCCAGGCGCAGACCGAGAGCCTGGTCGAGAACCTGACCCTGATCAATGACACCTTCGTCGAGCGCATCACCGCGGTGGAGACCAAGCTCGAAACCCAGCGCGAGGAGAGCGCCACCATCGGCGCCACCAACGCCGCGCTGCTGGCCGCCGTGCGCGACTCGCTCGAGGAGATGCTGGTGCGCGGCATCCCGACCGCCACCGCCTAAAGGGGCAGACCATGAAAGTGATCCTGCCCGTCACGCTGACCGACGCCATGGTGGCGTTTACCGGCGGGGCCAACAGCGCCCCGGCCGAGCCCGATGGCGTGACCGACCCGTCCGCGTGGGTCATTGGCACCACCTACGCTGCCGGCGCGCTGGTCCACCGCACCACCACCCACCGCAAGTACCGCAGCCTGGCCGCCAGCAACACCGGCAACACGCCCGAGACCACCAAAGGCGTGTGGTGGGAAGAGGTGGGCGGCACCATGCGCTGGGCCATGTTCGACCCGCTGGCCTCGAGCAAGACCAGCAAGACCAGCCCGCTGACCGTCACGCTGACGCCCGGCATTGTCAACAGCCTGGCCGCGCTGGGCCTGGTGGGCAGCACGCTCACCATCACGCAGCGCGACGGTGTGACCGTGGTCTACAGCCAGACCATCGCGCTGGTGGACGGCACCCCGGTGGCCGACTGGTGGGGCTATTTCTTCGACCCCATTGCCCAGCGCGAGTCGGTGGTGCTGACCGACCTGCTGCCGATCGCCGCCAGCACCATCGAAGTGAGCCTCACCGGTACCGGCACCGTGGCCATCGGCACGCTGATGGTCGGCACCGTGCGCGACCTCGGCGTCACGCTCCAGGGCGCCGAGATCAGCGGCGTGGACTACAGCCGCAAGGAGTTCGATGCGGCGCTCGGCGTCACGCTGCTGAGCGAGGGCGCCTTCCGCGGCCGGCTCAGCCTCAAGACCATCGTGCCGGCCGGCGCGGTGGACGCCATGGTGCAGCTGCTCAAGCGCATCCGCGCCACGCCGGTGGTGTGGATTGGCGCCGATGACGGCCGCTACCAGAGCATGACGCTGCTGGCCTTTCCCACGCGCTGGAGCAAGGTGCTCGAGTTCGCCGACCGCGCGTACCTCAATATCGAAGTCGAGGAGATGACCTGATGGCCGCCCAGATTTCCGCCCTGCCCACCGTGCCCACGCGGCAGGACCCCGCCAACTTCAACACCCGCGCCGACGCCTTCCTGGCCGCGCTGCCCACCTTCCGCACCGAGGCCAACACCCTGGCCACTGAGGCCGAGGCCGATGCCGCCACCGCCGAGGCGCAGGCCGGCATTGCCACCGCGCAGGCGGCCGCCGCCACCGCGCAGGCCACCGCCGCCGCCGCCAACGCCACCGCCGCCGCTGCCAGTGCCGGTGCGGTGTTGTGGGTCAGCGGCACCACCTACGCCGCCGGGGTGGTGGTCTACAGCCCGCTCACCCAGCTGACCTACCGCCGCATCAGCGGGGGCGCTGGCACCACCGACCCCAGCGCGGACCCGGCCAACTGGGCGCTGGCCTTTTCGCCTGGCGTGTTCCTGTTCCTGGCCGCCCTTTACCGATAGGAGACCCATCCATGGCAGCAACCCCGCAATTCGCAAGCACGCCCAAGGTAGGCATCGGGCAGCTTTCCGCCGCCAACACCAACCGCGACGGCAGCGGCACCGTGGTCACCGTGGTGAGCGCCGGCGCCAACGGCACCCGCATCGACGCGGTGACCATCGAGGCCACCGCCACCACCACCGCCGGCATGGTGCGGCTGTACCTGCACGACGGCGCCAACGCGCGCCTGTTCGACGAGGTGGCGGTCAGCGCCATCACGCCCAGTGGCACGGTGGCGGCGTTCAGTGCGCAGCGGCTGTACTCGGCCACCCAGCCGGTGCTGCTGCCCAGCGGCTGGAGCCTGCGCGCCAGCACCCACAACGCCGAGGCGTTCAACGTGGTGGCCTTTGGCGGTGACTTCTGATGAACGGCGGCCTGCAGGGATTTCCAGGCGCGGCAGGCGGGGCGGCGCGCCAGGCCACCAAGTCGATCGTCACGTCGCACTCGTTGGCGGCTGCCAATGCCTCCGGGCTGAATCAGGCGCCCATCACGCGGCAGGTGCTCAGTGGGGCGCTGACCGCCAACACGCTGCGCACGGTGCTGTCGGTCTCGGGCTCCGGCGAGGTGCCGTACCTGGCGGGTTATGCCATCAACACCACCAGCCGCACCGTGCGCGTGCGCGTGCTGGTGGACGGCTCGGTGGTGTTTGACGCCACCAGCTCGGCGGTGACGACGGCGGGCTCGGGCTTGCTGGTTACGGGTATTCGGGCGGATGCCACCGCCTTCGGCGGCACCACGGTGCCGATCTACTTCCGCAATTCGTTCGAGGTTCAGCTCGCGTCCAGCCTGACCGAGACCGACCTGGTGGCGATTGCCTACACCCTGTTCGGGTACTGACCATGAGCGACGACACCTTTCGCACCCTGCAGCTCGGCAACCTGGTGGTGCGCGAGCTCGACCGTCCCGCCGCGCCGCCGCCGCCGGCCCCGCGCCACATCACCCACCTGGCGCTGTCGCTGCGCCTGACCGCGGCCGAGCGCAAGGCGCTCAAGCAGCTGCGCAAGACCGACGCCGACGTCGACGACGTGCTCGACCTGTTTGACCAGGCCAAGTACATCGACTTTGACCACCCGGCCACCCTCGGCGGCCTGGCGCTGCTGCAGGCCAAGGGCGCGCTGACCGCGCAGCGCGTGGCCGCCATCACCGGCGACCCCATCGCCGATGCGGAGCGCCCATGAGCACCGTCAACCACGAGCGGCTGGTCTATCACCCCAACCTGCTGGGCCGCGAGGTGGCGCTGCGCTACTACGAGGACCTGCTGCTGCTGGTGCACAACGCCGGCGGCGTGTGGCGCGGCGTGGCGCCGGTGTACCGCTCGTTTCTCACCTGGGAGCAGATCCAGGCCGAGGGCGGCTGGGAGAAGTTCGTGGACGGCTTCATCGCGCATGTGAACGCCCAGCTGCTGGAGCTGATTGGCCAGGGCACCGTGCCGCCGCCGCCGCCGGCCCCGCCGCAGGTCAGCAGCGTCAACGAGATGCTGGCCTGGATGGCCGCGCACCTGGAGTTCGCGGTGGTCGACGGCAAGCCGGTGCTGCGCCGCAAGTAACGCTTGTCTCCTAAGCGAGGGTGTAACGGTCCTCGCTTTCAACGGGCCCGCCGGGCGCACTGGCGGGCCCGTTGTCTTTTCACGTTCCCGAGGCGCCGATGTTCCTGCTGATCCTGCGCTACGCGCTGCTGTCCGTGCTCATGTGGCTGGTTACCCTGGCCACCGTGCCCGGCGCCGGCGCGCTGCTGTTCTGGCTGTGGCCGCACCCGGTCACCGTGCTGCTGGCCCCGGCACCCGTCTTCTGGCTGCTGGTGGCCGCAGTGCTGCTGGCCAAGCCCGAGGGCGCGGTCTTCAGCCCCGGCGCCGGCGGCATCCAGCGTCTGTACCGCCTGCCGCGCTGGGCCGCCTGGCTGGAAACCTTTGACGAGCACGACGGCCGCCTGCCCGCCGGGCTGTACGAGCGCCAGGTGCGCTGGGTGCACGAGCGGCTGGGCTGGCGCGTGGCCGCGCTGTACTGGCTCACCCGCAACACCGCCTACCGGCTGCGCACCCGCTGGCAGTACCACACCGCCCCGGGGGATGCGCTCACCACCGGCGGCGAGGGCCGCATGGAGCCCTTCCGCGCCGGCGTGTGGTGGTGCGTGGCCTGGCGCAACCGCTACGTGCACAACCCGCTGCTGGAGCTGATCGAGACCCCGCCGCGGGTGGATGCGGTGCCGGTGGCTTTCGAGCTGAGCATCACCTGGCCGTGGCCGTTGGTGCGCAAGGCCGCCCAGGTGCGCCTGGGCTGGAAGCTGCGCCCGCTGGCCGAGGGTTTCAACCCGCCGCCCGACAGCGCGGTGGGCCTGCCGATGCCGCCGCAGATCCGCCCCACGCAAAGCCGGGTGGACGCATGAGCGTGCACGAGGACCCGCGCGCGGGCGACAGCGTCTGGCACCTGGACAAGCGCGTCAACATCAGCCACATCGTGGCCACGCTGATGCTGGCGGTGAGCGTGTTTGCCTGGGCCGGCGCGCTCGACCGCCGCGTGGCGGTGATCGAGGCGCAGGTCAGCCAGACCGAGAAAGACAACCAGCGCCAGGACCAGCAGAGCACCGAGGCGCTGCGCCTGATGCGTGACGAGATGCGCGACCTGCGCAGCGAGATCCGCGGGCTGCGCCAGGACCTGCAGGTGCGCAAGTGATCCCCGCCACTGAGGCCCGCCCATGACCGACACCACCTTCAGCGGCCGCGCCGGGCGCGTGCTGCGCTACCTGATCGCCCGCCTGCAAGAGAGCTCCACCTGGCGCGGCCTGGTGCTGCTGGCCACCGCCGCCGGCGGCACCTTCAAGCCCGAGCAGGTCGACGCCATCGTGCTCATTGGCGTGGCGCTGGCCGGCGCCATCGCGGTGGCGTTCCCGGATGTGAAGCCCGACCCCAAGCCCGACCCCGCACCGCCGAAAGCCCCCGATGCGCCTGACGCTTGAACGCACCCACCGCGTGGCGCAGGCCACGCTCGGCCGCCTGCTGATCGACGGCCGCCACCAGTGCTACACGCTGGAGGACGTGGCGCGGCCCGACGGCATCAAGGTGCCCGGCGCCACCGCCATCCCGCTCGGCACCTACGCGCTGGCCATCACGCCCAGCCCGCGCTTCAAGCAGCGCATGCCGATCCTGCTGGGCGTGCCCAACTTCACCGGCATCCGCATCCACCCCGGCAACACCCACGAGGACACCGAGGGCTGCATCCTGGTCGGCGAGCAGGTGCTCGACGGCACGCTGCTGCGCAGCCGGGCCGCCTATGAGGCGCTGTTCCAGCGGCTGGACGCGCACCTGCGCGAGGGCGGCAGCGTGCTGGTGGACGTGGTCGAGGCGTGGGCGGCGTGATGCTGGGCGGCTTGTCTTTCCTGGCCGGGCTGATGCCCTGGCGGATGCTGGCCCTGGTGGCCACCGTGCTGGCCGTGATCGGCGGCGCCTACTTCTACGGCCAGCGCACCGAGGCCGCCCACTGGCGCGAGCGCGAGGCCCAGCACGTGGCCGCCACGCAGCGCGCCATCGCCAAGGAGCAACAGCGCCAGCGCGAGATCGAGGCGCGCTGGCAGGACCGCGCCGACCTCGCACGAAAGGACCTGGACAATGCCCACGCCAAGATTGCCGAGCAGGCTCGCCGCCTGCATGGCCTGCAGCTGGATGCTGGCCGCCTGCGCGACCAGCTCGCCACCTACGCCGCCGGTGGCCCCGGCCCGGATACCCTCGCCGCCTGTGGCGATCGAGCCGCGGCACTTGCTACCTATGCTGCCGAGCTTGGAGAGCGAGCTGCACGCCTTGGACAGCTTGCTCGCGTCGCCACCATCGACCGCGACACCTACGCCGCCCAGATCGTCGCCTGCGTCACCGCCTGGCCCCGTGAGGGGCGCGTAGAGCTGCAGGGGGCGGCGGATTAACCGAAAGCGCGGACGGCCGACGGCCTATCCGCCGCTCCCTGCGCCTCGCGCGCCCCCGGACGAG